CGAGATCTTCAGCTTTATATCCTGCTTCACGCGTCACACTGTCGTTATAACTAACTGACATGGCAGCGAATGTCATACTATTCAGAATGTTAGAGTTAGTATATTTCGTGACAAATGCCACTGCTGACTGAGGATCAAACCCCATTGCGCGAAGATATAATATCATTAAATTCATGTTACCTCGTAACTTCGGAGAAGCTAACTCCATTAGCAGCTTTTCTCCAGTTATAACCTTACCGAGTTTATTCATTGCAATCAAGCGATTCACGCCGCGCATCAAATTGATGCGTTGATCACCATCGAAGTTGGCATTTCCATACACATGATATATTTCTTGCACAACATCATCAAGTCCGGCCATCATCTTATGATCATAAACCTTCTCTGCCCGCTCACCTAATGACACTTTGATTCCTCGCCATACTTCACCATATTCGCTCTGCATATAATCAACATTATTCATCACTCTCTTCAGGTTAACAAAGTCATCACGATCCAGATATCTCAACTGTTTCGATGAACCGACGACTTCGCCCACTAACACATTAGGCAAGTTCTCATATGTCATCTTAGGTTTTGGACCATTATATTTCGTTAACTGTTCCATGGCCACCTTAGCACTCAGAATCCTATCAGTTTCTAATCCAGCGCGAGCAATTTTCCCACCCGGTAATAAATCTGCACTGCGCTTAACCGCTTCTATAACTTCTTTACGTTGTGGTTTTATCGATTTCATCAACGCGGCTGCGTGATTTAAACACCACTTTTGATCATTTGTTAGCATTGGATATATCAATGCATCAACATTTGCACCGAGAACCGTCCCTGGCATGACACCAATACCTCTTAACTTTTTTGGTAAGAATAGGAAATCAAGAGACATGTTATACCACTTCTTTTCAGGCTTTGAAAACATTTTAAGTCTTCCAGCTAAAGCCCAACTTGCAATCAAAACTCTATAAGACATGCAGTGTGAGCCGCCACGAGCAACCCACATTGATAAGTTCTCCTTTAAAGAGATAAATCGCTGCATGACTGAGATCACAGATGATTTATCTTCCATCGCAAATACTTGAAGATTAGTTAATCTTGGTATTAACCGACCATATGCCGTCAAAACCTTCAAATATTCAGCTACAAATCGGCGTATGATTGTTTTGAATGGATGGAGAACAAGTCCGTTTCTATCCGTTTCAAAGATCATGGTATCAAGTAAATTTTCATAATCTGATGGTAACCACGCACCGGCCTTCTTCTTTCCGGTGTAAGCGTCATCACCCAGAATTTTCATCGCTACAGTCTCATAACAACCATAACGACGTAGCAACTCTTTGTCTATCAGGCCTTGAACCGCTTTATTTGTCAGTGAGTTTTTGACAGCAGTCAAGTTTTCGCCTGAACACACTTGATCTAATTTATATAATTCACCATCAGGCCCCTTAAAGTAAGCCTTTGATAGTTTTTCACACATCTTTTTCCATAAATCCTCGAGGGATGGCCATCCTTCACCCCATGATGGGATGACTGGCATTTCACGCAGTGCCATCGCAAATCCCTGTAGTATATACTCTCCCACATTTTCAAATTTTTGACTAGTGTCAAACTGGCCAAAATCACTTGAACAGTTAGTGACATTTGAAGCCGTATTTTGTATCTCCTGACTGTGATCAACGATCATTGATCCGGTCATCCCGCTCATGGAACACCATGATGTTTCTTTCTTCTTCATCTGGGCATATAATACATCTCCAAAGTACGCCTCAACGACATAAAATGGTAAAGGTATGACCAGTATAGTTCGCATCTTTCGACCAGGAACTTTCCTATGACCAAGGGTCCCTGGGAACTCAGACGTCATTGAACGCTGAAATGATTCATAGTTAAAATATGTATTCGGTTTCAGCATCCATATCCATGATTTTTTTGCGGAGACTAACACGAAGGTGTTCTCTCCAATCTTTATTTCCAACGTGGCCGGAGGCACACCAGATCCCTTCGTGGTCATATCCATGTAGAGATGGGTTAGATGATAGAATACAGATGGTAGCTCCTTGTTACCTAGAGCTAATCTACCAAACGTATACCACTCATCCCTGACAGCCTCTTTAATGTCGCAATCTTTTCTTATCACACCGTCAGTCTTGATTTGAGATTTGAATGATATAATTGGATCACTCCAGGTGTATCCATACAAACCTTCAAGGAATACGTATCTTCCCATTAATTTCAAGTTTTCATCGACCACCGGAGCACTGAATAGTCTCATGACTTCAGCTGCCACTAAGGG